CCTGCTGCCCGAGCTAGAGCAGTACCAGGAGCGGGAGCGGGTGCAGGCGGAGGAGATCGGGCGGCTGAAAGAGCGATTGCAAATATTGGAACATAGCCACACCAAAGAAAATCGCGACCGCACAGCTGCCGAGCGCGACCGTGACGCCGCCACCGCCCGCGCTGATGCGTACAGGGGGGCGATGGAGAAGGCGTGGTCTGCGCCAGAAGGTTCCGACACTATTCAATGCCCGTTTGAAAAAATCGGGATACTGGTAGACGAAAACTGGTGCTGTGATAAGTGCCCGATGCCTGACCTATGCGAGATTGCGCTTGCCAACGACACATGCACCTGAGCGACGGCAATTCGGATGCCGCCCGCTTCAAGCGCGAAGTGCAGGCGGCGACAGGTAAACCCGTCTACGTGGCGGGATAGGAGGGAAGAAGATGAACGATAGCCTCAAAGATGAACTGTTGGACGACCTTAAAAAGATGAGGCCCGATGAAAACGACCCGAAGGTTGAGCGCGGAGATAGCACATATTTCGGCGTGGAACTGATTGATGGGAAAATGGCTTGCGCGGCGTGCAAAACCGTGGAGCCAAAAGCACAAATGGTCATGCACGCTGACGGCAGAGAGTTTTTTTCCTGGACATACCAATGCCCGTGCGGCAACTACATTACGGTGAGGACGCGGCGATAACCTTCGACGGTGCAGAGCAGGGGGTGATGGGTTTGGATAAGACAGTTATTATTGTCCCCGGTATCCCGCCGAGCATAAACCGCTGGCCGGGCAACCCGTTCAAGCGCCAGCGGCTGAAAACCCTGTGGGAGCGCGAGGTCTGGGTGTCCGCGTATCAGTCCGGGGCGACGAAACTGCGGCTTGAGCGGGCTAGGGTGCGGATAACGTACTATTTCGCCACACAGCGCCGGCGCGACAAGGACAACTATGCGCCGAAGATGCTGATGGACGGGCTTGTCAAGGCCGGGGTGTTGATGGACGACAGCAAGGACCGGGTTGACCTTGACTGGGGATTCGCACGGGGTGAACCCGAGCGGACGGAGATTGTGATCGTGGAGGTGAGACAATGCCATACTACATCTGCGAAAAATGCGGAGACGTGACGTACAGCGCGGCGCACGGCAGACTGACGCCCTGCGCCCTGTGCGGCGGACCGGTGAGACAGGAGGATCAGGCTATGGCTAACCACAAGCCCGTGCGTGACCTGGACGAGGCCATCGCCAGGTGCGAGCGGGAGCTACAGGAGTACCGGCGGGACAGGCCGCACAAGCCCACGCGGGAGGAACTGGAGGATATGTACCGCGACCCCGAGCATGACTTCGGTAATGGGCGAGGCGTAAAACTCTGAGGCGGGGATACCTATCTCGATTGGGGGAGTGATTGGCTATGGCTATAGACGATACCGGAGCCAGAAGGCTCATAGCGGCTATTTTGAAGCAAGCCCATGAAGATTATAAAGATACGGATGAGTGCCCTCCTTGGTGCATTTATTCCAGTGAGTGCGCTGAACGGAAGATTGATAAAAACTTCTGCGATGCGAAAAAGTTTATACACAGCGCATGGGCAGCGGCGTTATGTGATGCGATTGATATTGAGTATGCAAAATACGTCGAGGTGGCGATGGACAAGTGCCGCCTCAATAAAAACACGATTGATTTTTTAGAGGGCGAATTACGAGCATATAAGGCCACGAAACGAGAACTTGAGGAACTGCGGGACAAGATACTCCAATCATCTCCAGTTCAACAGGAGGGACGAAACTACTCGCCAGGCGACTCGACTGGCCACAAAGCTATCGCCCTGCTGATGGATAAAAAGATAAAGAGGCATCAGCGAATTGTTGACGCAATCAATTTTATTTATCAGCGTTGCGAGACGAAAAAGCAGACATTAATGGCCGAGTATTATTTCGAGCGGCGGTATACACAGGAGGGCATAGCCTATAAACTCGGGGTTGATCGGTCAACTATCCATCGATGGAAGAAGCAAATCATATATGCGCTGGCAGTAAAATTGGGTTTTTTATAGCATGCAACAAAATGCAACAAAATGGGGTATTTTTGCATGGTAATATGGTATCAAGAGCTTTTGCCGATAGCGTTTTCGGTGAGAGTTTCGAGTTCTTGCAAACCACCGGATGATGGGCCGGTGGTTATTTTTTGCCCGGGAGGTGGCGGACGTGCCGACCGTTTACTGCAAACTAACCGACTGCCAGCATCACGGCACCGAAGTCTGCACGGCTCGTAATATTTACATCGACGGTTGCGGCATGGTGGAGTGTTATCGGCCTGTTCCGCGCTCTAGTCTGGTGCATGCGCCGGTTAACCCGAACTGCAGGAGGACACAGAGGGGGTACAAGTCCACTAATGGGGGCGTGCTCAGATAGATGGCCAAAGACTTCGCCCGTTCCTTCTACAAATCGCAAGCCTGGCAATCCTGCCGGCAATCGTTCATCTCGTCGAGGTTCGGACTATGCAAGAACCACGACCCATGCCACAGGCCGGGCGTGATTGTCCATCATAAAATCAAATTGACGCCCGAGAACATCAACGATCCAGACATCACGTTGAACCATGATAACCTCGAACTATACTGCATCGAGTGTCATACGCAGGAGCACGGTGGTGATCCATTGGTGACCAGACATGACGTAACATTCGACGATAACGGCAATTTAATTAAAAAAATAAATTAAAAACAAAATATAATAAATAAAATAAATCAAACACCCCCCCATACTTGGTTTTTTATGGGAGTCTCCAGGGACCGGGGAGGGGACCTCCGAAAAATACACGGGTCGAGCGCGTAACCCCCTACCTTAACAAAGAAAGGTTGTTTTGCGTGAACGAGCAGAGAGAAGCAAGGATTAAGAAAGAACACGACAGATTATTAAAGATATTCGACGATATACCTAAAAAAGAAAAGGCAATAATCGACGGCCTGATTAAGCGGGCCGCCTACATGCGGATCGCGCTGGAGGACATGGAGAAAGACCTGGACGAGAACGGATACGTCGAATCGTTTACCCAGTCCGAGAAAACCGCGCCGTATGAGCGCGAGCGGCCGGTCGCCAGGTTGTATAATTCCATGAACAAGAATTATCAGAGCACTATCAAGCAGTTAACCGACCGACTCCCTGCCGGCAAAGGCCCCGCGGCAACCCGCGACACGCTGGACAAGTTTCTTGACTCAGAATGAACCCGATAATCGAATACTGGCAGGCTATCGACGCGGGGCAGGTTGTCGTTTCGGACAAGGTTCGCAGGGTATACCGAAATTTAAATAAGCTGATCGCCGACACCGAAAGCGAATGGGAGTACAACGAGAAAAAGGCCGACAGGGCGATTAAGTTTATCGAAACCTTCTGCCGGCATTCCAAGGGCAAATGCGGCGGCCAGCCGTTTATCCTCGAATTGTGGCAGCGGGCCATGGTCGCGGCCACGTTCGGCATCGTCCATAAAATCGATGAAACCCGCAAATTCCAGGAAGTTATTTTGATGGTCGCCCGTAAAAACGGCAAATCGACGCTGGCGGCGGCTATCGGGCTATACATGATGATCGCCGACAGGGAACCCGGCGCCGAAGTTTATGCCTGCGCTACCAAGCGCGATCAGGCCAAGATAATCTGGCTCGAAGCCAAGCGGATGGTCAAGAAGTCGCCCGACTTGTTGCGAAAAATTAAGCCGCTTGTCGCTGAACTCGTCGCTGATTATAACGACTCGTTTTTCCGGCCGCTCGGGTCCGATAGCGACACACTCGACGGGTTGAACGTACACGCGGCCCTGCTTGACGAGATCCACGCATGGAAAGACAAAAACTTATACGACGTTATCGTTGACGGCGTGACCGCGAGGGAACAGCCGTTAATTTTTATCACCACCACGGCCGGGACTGTTCGCGAATCGGTTTTTGACATGAAGTACGACGAAGCCGAGCAGACCATAAACGGCTACGACGACGAAAACGGGTACAAGAACGAACGGCTGCTGCCGATAATTTACGAACTCGACTCGAGGAAAGAATGGCACGACGCCGAATGCTGGGCGAAAGCTAATCCCGGGCTTGGCAGCATAAAACGGCTCGACCAGCTCGCCGCAAAAGTGGCCAAGGCCCAGAAAAACCCGGTGCTCGTCAAAAATTTATTGTGCAAAGACTTCAATGTCCGCGAAACGTCGTCCGAAGCGTGGCTGACATTTGAACAGCTTAATAACCCGGCGACGTTCGATATTCGCGAATTAAAGCCGCGTTATGGGATAGGCGGCGTGGACTTGTCGCAGACCACCGACCTGACGGCGGCCTGCGTGTTGTTCATGGTCAAGGACGACCCGACCATATACGCGGCGTCGATGTACTGGCTGCCGGAGGACCTGCTCGAAACCCGTGAGCAGGACGACAAAATACCGTATTCGATTTGGCGAGACATGGGACTACTGCGGACGACGCCGGGCAACAAGGTAAATTACAAGCATGTCGTCGAGTGGTTCAAGGAATTGCGCGAGGAATTTGATATTTATATTCCGTGGATCGGATACGACGATTATTCCGCCGAGTATTTCGTGCAGGATTTGCGCGAAGAATTTGGCGCCGAGTGTCCCGAGAAGGTCCAGCAGGGGGCGAAGACCCTGGCCGGGCCGCTACGGTCGCTCGGCGCCGATCTGGAAGCCAAGCGGATCAACTACGGCAACAATCCGATAACGAAATGGTGTCTGTCGAACGTGGCAGTCACCGAGGACAGGAACGCGAACCTGCTGCCGTGCAAAACGTCGAATACCCGGCGCAGGATAGACGGATTCGCGGCCATGCTGGACGCTTATGTGGTGCTGGAGAGGCACCTGGAAGAATATGCGAATTTGATTTGAGGTGTATTTATGTGGACACTCTATGAAGGCGACTGCCTAGAGATAATGCCAACCTTGCCAGATAAGTCTATAGACATGATACTCTGCGACTTGCCGTATGGCACGACCGCCTGCAAATGGGATACAGTGATTCCGTTTGCGCCGCTGTGGGTGCAATATGAAAGGTTGATAAAGGATAATGGGGCTATTGTGTTGACGGCGAGTCAGCCGTTCACCAGTGTTTTGATAGTTAGCAAGTTAGATTGGTTTAAATATTGCTGGATTTGGGAAAAGCCGCAAGGCGTTGACCCGTTCATGTCCAAGTACCGTCCCCTTAACAATTACGAGGATGTGTGCGTGTTCTCCAATGGTACGCCACCATATAATCCGCAACTTATCAAGGGGCGCGAATATGTGGTCGTGCGCGATAAAAATCCTCGAGTTAAGGAAACTACACAGACTCGCATGAAACAGACCGTTACCGTTAACGCGGGCTTTAGGTTGCCAACTCGGGTTATTCCTTTCACACAGGAAAAGGGATTGCACCCAACGCAAAAGCCAGTTGACCTTTTTGAATATCTGATAATGACCTACACCAACCCCGGCGACACCATCCTCGACAACTGCGCCGGCTCTGGCACCACTGGCATCGCCGCCGAGCAATGTGGCCGAAACTCCATCCTTATTGAACGCGAACCCAAATACTGCGAAATAATCCGTAAACGAATGGCAGACTACGAAAGCGCCCGGCAAGGGTGCTTATCTTTTTGAGGTGATATTATGACCTCCGCCGAAATCGCCCGCCTCGCGCGGCAAACAGATTTTTCCGAACAACAGATAAAAGATTATGTCGCCCGGGTGGCGGCCACCGATGAGATAATGGCCGACAACATCCGCGAGGCCGCATTATTTGGGCTCGACATTGACCTGTTGGGGAGGTGACAAATTGGAAATCCGAAGCATGTTTTCAAAAATATTCGGCGGCGCCAAGGAACCCGCCAACGTTGTCCAGATGAAAATGCTGAACGACTTTATCCCGTTTTTCAGCAACTTCGACGGCGAATTGTACGACAGCGATATCGTCCGGACGTGCATCGACGCCATCGCCCGGAACGCCGCCAAACTGAAAGCCAAGCACGTCCGGCGGGTCGGCGGGAAAATATTGCCGCCGACATATGGCGACCTCGACAAGCTCCTGCAGGTTCGGCCAAACGAGTACATGAACGCTTACGACTTCCTGTATAAAACCGTGTCGCAACTATACTCGAACAACAACGCATTTATATACATGCACACCGAAGCCGGCCGGATAACTGGATTTTACCCGCTGAACTACTCGTTTATTGAGCCGGTCGAATACGCCGGCGAGATGTATTTCCGGTTTACGTTTAAATCCGGGTATCGGATGACGGTGCCGTATACCGAACTTATCCACCTGCGGCGGCACTTCAACCGCGACGACATGTTCGGCGAGGACGGGCGCAAGCCGCTGAAACCGACGCTGAACTTGATTCAGACAATTAACCAGGGGATCATAAACGCCATCAAGTCGTCGGCGCGGTTGCGCGGTTGGCTGAAATACTCCAGCACATTACGGCCCGAAGACTTGAAGGCGCAGCGCGATAATTTTGTCAAGGATTACCTGAGCATAGACAATGACGGCGGGATCGCGGCGCTCGACTCGAAATTCGATTTTACGCCGGCGAAAGTCGAGCCCGTATTAGCTGACGATGGGCAAATGAAGATTGCCCGCGAAGCCGCGTACAGGTATTTCGGCGTGAACGACGCCATCATTACAAATACCTACGACGAGAATCAGTGGAACGCATTTTACTCGTCGGTGCTGGAACCGATTGCGATTCAGTTATCGCTGGAAATGACAGCGAAATGTTTCACCGAACGCGAGAAGGGACACGGTAACGAAATCGTGTTTTCGGCTTCGCGGCTGACTTACGCTTCGAATGCGACGAAAGTCCAAATGGCTAAAGAAATGATGCCGATGGGCATATTCACGATCAACGAAATGCGCGAGATATTCGAACTCGAACCCGTCGAAGGCGGCGATATCAGGCTGCAGACGTTGAACGTGGTGAATGCTGGAATAGCAGATCAATACCAAATGAAATGGGGTGGGAAGGGTGGACAAAAGGGAAATCCGGATAGCGGAGATGCGGGTGCTGCCGGCGGACAATAACGACATGATTGTCGAGGGATATGCCATCGTATTCGACCAGCCGACGGTTTTATACGAATACGATGGGGTTCAGTACAAGGAAGTTATCGCCCGAGGAGCGCTTGACGGCGCCGACATGCGTGACGTGCCGTTCAAGTACAATCACTCGGACAATATCATGGTGATGGCCCGGACGCGAAATAAAACCCTGTCGCTCACGGTTGACGACAAGGGTTTATTTATTAGGGCTAACCTGGCGCCCACCACTGCCGGCAAAGACCTCTATACGCTGATCGACCGCCGGGACATCGACAAGATGTCCTTTTCTTTTACGGTGCAGACCGATTCGTATGACCGGGCCACGCACACGCGGACCATCCAGAAATTCAAACGAATTTTTGACGTGGCCGCCGTGGATATGCCGGCATACGACCAGACCAGCATTTCGGCTCGCTCGTTTTTCGAGGCCCAGCGCGAAGCCGAGGCCCGCGCCGCTGCCGAACTGGCGGCCCGGAAAAAGCGACTTATCATCGCCACATATTTTTAGGCAATTACGGCCGGATGGCCGTTTTTTGTTGCCCTGGATAGGGCAGGGACCACAAAAATAAAAATTTGGAGGTATCAATAATGGAAAAACGCATGAAAGAAATCGCCGCCCGCAAAGCGGAACTCCGCGCCCTGCTGGACGGTGAAAACCCCGACCTCGACGCTATCGAAAAAGAACTCAGTGAACTCGACGCCGAGGAACGGAGCATCCAGAAAAAAATGGAGATCGCCGGCAAACTGAACACCGGCGAGTTGCGCGGTAAACCCGTACCCATCGCGCCGGCGCCTGCGCCCGAAAAGCGCGACGAGATCGACCCGCACGATACTCCTGAATACCGCAAGGCGTTCATGAACTACGTCCTGCGCGGCACCCCGATTCCGCTCGAACTGCGTACCGACGAAGTAACCGCCACCACCGATGTCGGCAGCGTTATCCCGACGACCGTCATTAACACCATCGTCGAGAAAATGGAAGCCGCTAGCATGATCCTGCCGCTCGTCACCCGCACCGCCTACAAGGGCGGCGTAAAAATTCCGACTTCGGCTGTCAAGCCGACCGCGTCTTGGGTGAACGAGGGTGCTGGCAGCACAAAGCAGAAGAAAGGCACGTCCTATGTGGACTTCGGCTATTTCAAACTGCGCTGCGCCGTCGCCACCACCCTCGAAGTCGATACCATGGCGCTGTCCGCGTTCGAGTCCGCGCTGATCCGCAATGTCGTCGAAGCCATGACCAAGGCGCTGGAGCAGGCCATTATTTCGGGCGACGGCGTCACCCAGCCGAAAGGCATCCTCACCGAAACCCCGGCCACTGGCCAGGCGCTTACTGGCACGCCGACATGGGAAAAACTCGTCGAAGCCGAGGGGGCGCTGCCGCTCGAATACGAGAACGGCGCCGTCTGGTGCATGACCAAAAAGACGTTTATGACGTTCGTCGGCGAGGTTGACGATGGTGGCCAGCCCATTGCCCGCGTCAATTACGGTATCGCTGGCAAGCCGGAGCGCACCCTGCTGGGCCGCCCTGTTGTGCTGTGCAACTACCTGGACAGCTACAAATCCGACCTTACTGCCGGTAAGGTCTGGGCGTTCCTGTTCAATTTCAGCGACTACGCGCTGAACACCAACTACCAGATGACCATCAAGAAATACGAGGACAACGACACCGACGACATGATTACGAAGGCGATCATGCTCGTGGACGGGAAGGTCGTGGACAAAAACTCCCTCGTAACACTGAAGAAATAACGGAGGGGCGGCTAGTCCGCCCCTAATTAACTGGAGGTGAAAAAATGAGAGGATATAATCCCGCTAACGGCAAGCTGCGGACGGACGCACCCGACAAGACAATCGACCGCGCGTTTATCGCGCACTACAGCGCATCGCCCGTGGCCGATGATACTGACGGTGTTCATGCAGCGATAACCTGCACGACTCCGGCCATCGCCGCTACGTGCGTCGTCGCCGCCGCCAGCGCACCGACCGACACACTGACCGTCACAGCCCCGGCCGCCATCGGCGCCGCGGCCAACGCCTTGAGCATCAACCTCGTTACCGCCGCCGATGACACCCTCGCCGTTACCGCTGACGACGAAACCGGCGTCATCACCATCGCCTTGGCCAAGACCACGGCGACCAAAAACGCCGCCTCACTCGTCCAGGCGGCTATTCGGCTGCTCGAAGAAGTTGCTGGCGTTGACGTGAGCGAGGTTATCTGCGCAGCCGGCGGCAACTGGGACACCGCCGCCATTGCGACCGGTGAGGATGGCCCCGTCCCGTTCGAGGGTGGCCAGACGGCTGCCGCCGATGTGGTTACTACCAACATCACCAGCCCGGACGTGCCGCGCAACATCACCGCCACGGCCGGGGGCACCGCCGGCGACATCGGCGCCGTCGCGGTGACTATCGAGGGCACCAACGCCGCAGGTGAGGTCATTTCCGAAACACTGCCGGCGTTTACCGCCAACACGGCCGCCACGAAGGCCGGCAATAAGGCGTTCAAGACCGTCACCAAAATCACCGTACCGGCTCACGACGGGACCGGCGCAACCACCAAAATCGGCTGGGGCAGCAAACTCGGCCTGATCCACAAGCTGTCGCACAACACGGTGTTGGCCGCCTATCTCAACAACCCCAAAGAATCCACCGCCCCGACCGTCGCCGTGAGCGCCACCGCTCTGGAGAGCAATACCGTGACGCTGAACAGTGCCCTGGACGGTAACGCGGTGGACATCTACTACATGGTATAGGAAGTGACGCCATGACGCTCGACGAAGTAAAACTGTATTTGCGGGTAGACGGCACGGCGGACGACGCGCTGATTACCGGGCTGATAACGGCGGCCGCCAAGTACATCGACGGGCAGACGGGCAAGACGCAGGTTAAGACAGGCGAGGTTGATGGCGTGGCGACATATGGCCCGATTTCCGCCGACGCGCTGTATATCCTGGCGAACAAAATCATGATCGCCCATTGGTACGAAAACCGGGGAATTAAGATCGCCGGGACGCTGACGGACATCCCGCACTCGGCCGAGGCCATTGTCCAGCATATCGCTATGTGTGGTGATTACGCATGATAATTGGCAGGCTGACCGAGCGGCTGGCGCTGCAGGAACCCGTCAAAACCCCGGACGGCCGCGGCGGTTATGCGACGACATGGGAGTCGCGGGGAACCGTCTGGGCCGAACCCCGCAAACCGACCGTGAACACCGCCGTCGTCGCCGGCGCTGTTGCGTCGGACATGCTGCGGGAATGGGGCATCAGGTACCGAACCGACGTGCGAAAAGGCTGGCGGGCGCTCTGGGGCGACCGGACGTTGAGCGTGGAACACACGTATTCGTACGGCCACGAAACGACCATCCTGGTCTGCCGGGAGGTTGTGCGATAATGGCGGGGCGGGGGTTTTACGTCAATTTCAAAGTGCCGGAGCTCGAAGCCGCGGTCAAGAACATCGGTAAATACGACGCCAAAACTGCGCTGAAAATTGAGAATCAGATACAGGAATCGACCCGGAATATTCGGCGCGGCGTACTGCGGCGCATCCACGACGTGACCGGCTACCTGCGGAAACATACCACGTCGAATTTTAACCGGCTGAAACTGGAGGGCGTTGTCCGCGAGAAAGCACCCCACGCTCACCTCGTCGAGTTTGGCCACAAAGGCCCGGCCCCTGCGCCCGAGCATCCGACTATGCGTCCGGCGTTCGAGGAGGAGCGGCCGAATCTGATTCGTGGGCTGGAGGAGGCGATTAAGCCGTGATAATCCGCAGGATTCCGATGGACGCCCTACAAAAGGGTGTTTACGAGATACTGACGACCCACAGCCTGGACGTGCCAGTATACGATGATGTGCCGCATAACACAAAAATGCCGTACATCACGCTCGGCGCGTTTACCTGCAAGAACACCGGCAACAAAACCACAGACATCTCCGACGTATCCCTGCAGGTGCATATCTGGTCAGAGTACGCCGGGAAAACCGAGGTAAACCAGATCGCAAACGACGTGACCGCCTTGCTGACATCGTGGCCCCTTGATTTATCGGCGTCCGGCTTTAACGTAATGAGCCGTGACGTCGATTTTTTTGAGGCATTCCCCGACGACGGGGGCGGGTATCACGGCGTTTTGACACTGGTTTGCAAAATTCAAAACAAGGGGGTAACAACGTGAAATTTGACTTACAGCGGTTTGCAATTGAACTGCCGGACAATCCGGATACTTCCACCGCAACCGTCGGCAAGGACTACAAGGTCTATATCAACACCGGCACCGTCGCCGTGCCCGTCTGGACGCTGATCGGCGGACAGCGCAACAGTCCGCTCAACCGGACGCGCGATACCATTGACACATCCCACAAAACCAGCGGCGGGGCGAAATCTATTCTGGCAGGTTTATCGGGGTGGAGCATTGACTTGGACGGTCTGATGATGCTCAACGACCCCGGCGTCGAAGCACTCGAATACGCCTTTGACAACAACAAGCAGGTGAACATCAAGTATGAGCGGCCGGACGGAAAGTATCGCACCGGCTGGGGCGTTCTGACGGATTTCTCCATCGAACCGCCTCACGACGGCGAGGCCACTCTGTCCGGGACCATCGAGGGGAATGGGCCTCTATCGGCCTGGACATCCAGCAGTGTTCCCGTCAACAGTGTTACCCCGGAAGAAGATACGTTCAGCAAGGCCAATCCGGAGGATATCGCGTTCACCGTCACGTCTACCGGCACCGTTGACCTCGTTTCGCTCAGAATTGGGGCGGCGGCCACCACCGTCGTCAACCCGTCCAACTACGGTTACAGTGAGGGCGTGCTGACCATCGAGGGCGACTATCTCGCCACGCTGGCCAATGGCGTGAAGATTTTTACGCTTATAATGAACGACGGTAACAATCTTGTCGTAACTGTAACGGTAGGCGACTGACAAAAGAATCGGGGCGGCTCGAAAGGGCCGCCCCAACTTTGAGGAGGAAACGGTTTTATGAAACGGACTATTCCGTTCGACCTGTTCGGCGAGAAACAGGAGCTCTGCTTTACCATCGCGGGTATTGCCGCGCTCGAAAGAGCCCTTGGCAAATCCATCCAGCAGATCGTGTCTTCGCAGGATGCCGGAATTAATTTCTGCCTGAACGCGTTGCCTATCTGCTCGAAAAATTCCAACTACCTGAAAAAAATCGAGGAATACCTGGACGTTGAAGGCCATTCCATCGACGACATAGCCGTCCCGATAATCCACGCCATTGCCGCGAGTGGTGCTCTTGGCAAAGCGGCGTCGAACGCCGTGCTGAAAATTTATTATCCCGAATTTTTCAAGGATGAGGACGAACCCGTAAAAAACGGGTAGAGGGCGGCAAGCCCGTCCGAAATTTCCACGAATGGTTAGAGTGGGCCGAGCCTATCGCGTTCGGGCCACTTAATTTATTGCCCGACGTGTTCGGGAAGATGCAACCGCTTGAATTTGAGCAGTTATTGGACGGCTACCGATGGCGCCAGGAACACCAAGAAAACATGTCGGCGTACTGGGTACATTGCCTAATGGCCTGTCAGGTTAAAAAGCCGCCGACGCCGGCGCAACTCGTAAAACCCCTGCGCCAGCTGCCGCGTAACAAGAAGAAAGAGGCGGAAGAACTCCGGGAACTGTTTAAAGACCGACTGCCGGGAGGTGGATAAATTGGCGACAGTCGCCGAGTTACTTATTAAGATCGGAGCAAACAGTCAAGGCTTGCAGAAAGAATTGTCTGCTGCGCAGAGACAGCTTAAGCGAGCCTTCGGCCCGGAGGCTATGTCTATATCTAAGGATGCCGGGTTGGCGCTCGCGGGGGTAGCCGCCGCCATCACTGCTGCCGGCGCTGCCGCCATGAAGTCTGCCGCTAATTGGGCCGTAGCGGTTGACGACCTATCTGATATTTCCGGCATGTCAGGTGAGGCTGCTAGCAAGTTACTTGGCCTAGGGCAAATGGTAGGACTAAGCGGTGAACAGATGAGTGGCGCACTTGTAAGAATGTCCAAAACTGCTCAAACCGCTTTTGAAAGCATACAAGAAAACGGCGCAAATTCGACTGATGCCTTTACCCGGTTCGGTGTCGCTATCCAAGACAGCAATGGCGTAATGTTGTCCTCTGAGCAAATTTTCGCTAACGTTGCTGCTCGTCATCGCGAATTAGCGGATGGCGTGCAAAAGACGGCCATGGAAGTAGCCATCTTCGGCAGGTCGGGCGCAGTAATGCATGATATGCTGAACCTTACCGAGGAACAAATGGCGCAGTTGACGGCAACCGTCGAACGCATGGGGTTGGCAATAGGCAGCGATTCGGCCGGGGCTTTTGAACAAGTAACCCGCGACGTGAACAAGGCCAAGTTAGGTTTTACGGCGCTCGGCAATACGGCATTTCAAGAGGTTTTGCCGGCGTTGTCGTCTGCCGCGAGCGGGGCCGCTACCTTTATGGCTCAGTTTGCCGTAGTGACCAAGGAGCAGGGCATAACGACGGCGCTTAGAAATCTTATCCCCAAAGAACTGCAACTTGGCATATTTGCCGTTGCCGGGGCATTAACCGCTGTCGCTATTCCTGCCATGAATATGTGGGCTATTTCCGCCGTTAAGGCTGCCGCTGCGCTCGTCATATCGTTTGGGCCTGCCGTGGCTGCTGGGTTGGCAATTGGCGCGATTGCTTATGTTATTTGGGCCGCGTGGGAACCGCTGTCTGAACTGATGGCGTCTGCATGGAACGGTATTACGGACGCGCTTCAAAACGCATGGGATATCTGCGTGGACAAAACCATGAAGTCCATCGATATGATAATGGATTTTGTCGCGCCGATAGTCCCGTATGTTACGGCTGCCTGGGACACAATTTCCGGGTGGGCGTTGCAAGCATGGGATTATGTTGTCGGTATTGTAAAGTCCGCAGTTGGCAAAATCCTGGATTTTATTTCGCCGCTTACCAATTTGATTGGCAAGGTGTGGGATAGTGTAGGAGTAAAAACTGATGAGGTTCGCGCAAGCATTGCGAATGTTGGCGGTGCGCTGGATAAAGTGGCCGGTGCTGCCGGCGTAACGGGAGCGGCACTTGGAACGGGTGCGAAGGGTGCTCAAAAAGCCTATGATGATTTAGCAAAAGAAGCTGAACGTACCAGCAAGGAAATTTATCGCGAATGGCTACAGATGACGAACACGCAGACTCAGCAGCTTGACGCATGGTACAACGACGAACTCGACAAGCTGAACAAGTCCGCGTCCGCAAACGAAAATTATCAGCGCGACCTGACCCGGCTGAACGAGATTTATGCTGAGAAGCGGCGCAAGATCGCCGCCGATGAAGCCGCCGCCAGCACGTCGATATTCCGCGAAGCCCGCGACCGCATGACCGCGATGGGCAACGTAAAGGCGAGCATTGG